TTCGAGATGCCCAAGTTCGTTGGTGGTTCGACTATATCATTCGCTAGAATTCCCTTTGTTCTTGGGCAGTTTCGGGAATAGCTCTAGCTTAAAATCATCTTGTCTTTGGTCTTTGAAGTGTCCGTTGGCAGTTTTGGTATACACAACCTTATCCAGAATAGACTTCATTAAGTCATTTTTCAATTGAACATCATCAGAAGTTTTGTAGATTTCCAAAATCTTTTTAGCCTTTGGTATAATCTCCTCCTGATGGCTAATTATTTCTCTCTCATTTGCTATTTCTTTATTAAGCTTAACAATTGCTTCCTCTGTAGAAGAAATGCTTTCAGAAACAGTTTTTTGTCGGTTCAGAAAAGTATCACTATCATATATTCCGTTTTCATAAGCTTCAAATACTTTTGTTAACTGGTTTTTGTATGCTATTAATTGCTTTTGCTGTTCTTCCAAGAGTTTTGTCTTGGATTCCAAAACAGAAGTGTCATACTTGTTTGCTTCTTCCTTTATTTCGTATCCATCAATCCATTCCTTAATGGCAGTTAACAAAGCATCTTCAACAAGGTAAAAAGCAGAAGACACATTATGACATGTTTTTTCAGAGCATATTAGTGAAGCGGACTGACCTCTTTTTTGGTAAGGTCTTCTATACATACTTCTTCCACACATACCACATTTTATTACACCGGCAAGTGGATTGGTTATCGTTTTTGAAGGTCTTCTTGGATTTCTGGATAATCTTTCCTGGGCCAAATTAAATGTGTCCTGAGATACAAGAGCAGGATGCTTTCCTTTGTATAGTCCATAGGATTCGTTACGTGTCCATTTATCGACGATAATTCCGTTTTCAACAACCTTTTTTCGCTTCTTTTTCCCAAAAACAATATATCCTAAATAATGTTCGTTTCTAAGCATGGTAGATATTGTTGGAATGGTCCAAACACCACCTAAGGGTTTAATTGAATATTCAGAATTTAACTTGTCTGCAATACGAGCTGTCCCTAAAAGTTCATAACTGCCATCTTCTTTTAGAATTCCCTTTGTATACCATTGAAAAATCAACTTTACAATTTCTGCTTCTCCCGGCTTAGGTTCCAGCCTATAACCTTTGGATTTTTTGTTCTTTATAATGGAATATCCAAATGGTGGTGTATGATGTATGTAATTACCTTCCTTGCAACTTGCTTCCATTCCGGCATGCAATCTTCTTTTAATAGTCTTATATTCTCTTCTTGACATATACAAGCCAAATTCAAAATATTCCTGATCAAATTCATCTGTGGGATTAAATGTTTTCATCGGGGTAATGATTAAGGTATTGGAATAAGTAAACGTCTTGGTAACTATTCCCTGATCAGAAGTATCACCACGGGCAAGACGCTCGATTTCCATAACAAGAACACCCTCCCATTTCCCATCAGATACATCATTGAGTAATCTCTGCATTTGAGGTCTTGCAGCAATGCTGTCACCGGAAACAACCTCTTCATAGATTTCACCAATTGGCAAATTTTTCTTTTTTGCTAATTCAATTAATGTATCTCTATGACGTTTTAATGTTTCTCCAAAACCTTGCAGTTCTAACTCTCTATCAGCTCTGGATTTTCTTAAATAAATACAATAAGCCATAGTATATCACTCCTTTATATTTGATTTTATTAAAAAATAGGTACAAAAATAACACCCAGCCTTTGCCAGATGTTCCATTATGTGATACAATATGACTTGTCTATGGTGATATTGTATCACTTTGGAGCTGGTCGTTAGGGGCTGGCTCTTTTATTTTAGATTCTAAAACCTTCGATTTCGAGGGGGTTGAATGTTGACTAAATATTAACTAAGTATTGACTAAACGTTGACTAAATGCTTCGATTTGATATAATATACTTAACAAGAGAACCGAAAGCTAGATTGAGCCTAGCTTCTGGTTGTGATAGTAAGTTAAGAAGTAACGTCTACCTTTACCAGAGAGAGGACGTTACTTTTTTGCATTAATGATAGCTAATACAAGAGTTATAACAGCGCAAAGCATAATTACAAATTCGAATAAATCTCCATATGTAACCATTGGCATCAGCTCCTTTCGTAGAATACAGAAGCCAGCCAACCGCCCCTTCGGTTCCCCTGGTAAGCATATTATATTTTCAAAGTGCTTTTAGTTAGTCACTCATCTTATGTCAAAAAGTCTTAATCACACCAACTGAATTATATCCAAACTCAATGATGTAACTTTTGTGTTTTATGTAGCAACCATATTTATGCATATAAGCGTTTATGGTGTCTGCCAGGAACTGCTCTGTTACGTTTAAGAACTCAGCAGTCTCATAAAAATTAGTGCAGTGGTTCTCATAAGCTGCAATAATGCTGTCTAGATCAATCAATTTCTGATACCCCCAAAGCCTTGCTCTATGCTCCTGTTGGCGATTGGATGTAGAACTCATAGTTAATATATTCCCGTTAGAAGTATGATGATGTCCCATCTCTTCTGCCAAAACACAACGTTTCTGTGTAGAGTTTTCCAAATTATTGCTGATACCAACAACACCATCGCAATATAATCCTTTAATGTTAGGGGTTTCAAAAGTGTAATCAATAATCTTTATACCATCCTCGCAGGCTTCTGATTCTAATTGTTCTAATTTATTCAAGAAATCACCTCCCCACTAGAGTATAATTTTTTAGGTGTCCCATAAAAAGGACTACTTTCTTTTATTCTTTACAAATTCAACGAAGTTTTTTATTTCATCCATTTCTTCCTCTGTAAATTCCTCACCCTCAAAGTGTGCTGCAAGAGTGTTGACTTCTGGGAAAGAGGATTTATCTTCTATTAAATCAGATTTATTTATATGAAAGTAATCAGCTAAGGCTTGTACTTTTCCCATACGTGGAATAGCAATGCCTTGGCACCAAGTATTAAATGTTTGAGGGGAGACATCAATACTTTTGGCTATTTCAAGCTGTGTTTTTCCACTATTAGCAATATAAGCTTTCAAATTTCTTGAAAATATTTCTTTTTGAACATCTTCACTCATATTAGATACCTCCTATTTATATTATATAATGATAATACAATTTAATTTTATTAAAGTCAACGAAAAAACAAAAAAAATTTGATTTTAGTATTGACATCAAATTAAATTTGATATATTATATAGGAGTAGCAAGGAGATAGCAGGAAAGGAGAAAAGAAATGGAATACGAAGAAATGAATTTAGCAGAATTATTAAAACAGACTACAGAAGAAAATCAAACAAGAAAAATCTTAGCAATCTTGGAAGAGAGCGAAGATTTGGAGAAAGCAAAAGAAAAAGTAAAAGCCCTACTTAAATAACTAAGTAGGGCGATAAATAACAAGCACACACAAGGGCGACACTTCTTAACATTCCTGCTAAGTCGCCCAAGTGATAAAAAGATTATAGCAGGAAGTTAATTAAAAGTAAAGAGAGGAGAGATAAAAGTGGCAGAAATACAGATTAGTTTAGCAGCAGCCAGAGTTAATGCTGGAATGACACAAGAAAAAGTAGCAAAGGAAATGCACGTTTCAAAAAATACAATAGTAAATTGGGAAAAAGGAACGTCCGAACCAACAATAAACCAAGGTAAAGAGTTAGCTGCTTTATATAATATGCCAATAGACTATATTTTTTTACCAAATAAATCAAATTAAATTTGATTAAAGAAAAGAGGAGAAACCAATGGATTTAACAGAATTGTTAAACAAAACGCTTGAATTATTGAATGTAAAAAACGCAAATGAAATAACCGAAAAATTATTTGATGTTGTTAAAGATAACAGAAACGACATATACGAAAAATTTTCGGAATTAGTTTCCAATGATTTATCAAAAGACTGGCTTCAACAAATATATCAATATTATTTGGCAGACAGAAAAGAAAAAAAGCAGGATTATACACCAGTTTCATTGGCAAGATTAACAGGAATGCTTGCAGGAGAAAGTGAACAAGTAATTGATATGTGTGCAGGAAGTGGGGCTTTGACAATTCAAATGTGGAATCTAAATCATAATGCCAAATTTGAATTATATGAATTAGATGAAAATGTTATTCCATTTCTGTTATTCAATATGGCAGTTAGAAACATTGAATGTATTGTGTATCACGCAGACATATTAAGCGAGGAAATTTTTAACACATTCAAGATAAAAAAAGGAATAAGATTTGGGAAATTGGAGGTAGTAAATGAAAGCGTTGATATCGAATCCACCATTTAATTTAAAATGGGAAAGTCCACCATTTGCACAAATTCAACCAAGATTTGCAGAGTTTGACGTGCCACCAGATAGTAATGCAAATTTCGCATTTGTTTTGTCGGGTGTGCAAAAAGCAGATAAATGTGTGTTTATTCTTCCACAATCAGTTTTACAGTCAAAAGAAGAAAAGGAAATACGCAAACAGCTAATCTGTAAAAATTACGTTGAAGCAGTTATAGTGTGCCCCGACAGTATGTTTGAAGCTACAGGAGTTGGAACGTGTATTTTGGTATTAAACAAGCACAAGACAACAGCTACAGTTGAATTTATTGACTTAAAAGAAAAATATCAAATAGAAGAGCGGGAGCAAAGAGGACAGTATGGTGGTAAGGCTCATACAAATAGAGTTTATAAAAAGCAATACAAGGTTTTTTCAGAGGACACAATAATTGAAGTTTTACAGTGTATATCTGAGGGTAAAAGCATTCCGGGATATTGCAAAAATGTATCAATTAATGAGATGGAAGAAAACGAGTATACCTTATTGGCTGGACGTTACATAAAGATTGTTTATGAAGAAAATATTCATAGGAGTTATGAAGAAATAACAAAGGACATCAACAGAATAGTCAAAGAAAAGAATGCGTGTAAATTGACACTAAATGAAAGTTTGGCTAAGTCAATGGGCTTTGATATTGCTTTATATAAAAAAGATGCTGAAGACAACAAGGAATTTAATGAAATATTAAAAAAATTGGGAGCAGAACCAATCATTAAACAAAATTATTTTGCTACATCAAAAAATAAAAATGAAATAAAGTTTGAAAATGCAAGTAAGGAAATTTTGTCTAGCGTTTTAATAATGATATTAAATAGCTGGAAGCAACACATTTACTATTTAAATCAAGAAGAAAATCGGTATTTGGCAGAATTAAGAGATGCGTTATTACCAGATTTAATGTGTGGAAAAATAAATTTGTGAAGAAATTATTAGCCGAAAACTGTTGACAAACCTCGTGCTTTACAGCACAAGGGAAACCTCGAAAAAGGTCGTATCATTATGGTATCAAAACGAAAGGAGAACAGAGATGATACAGACAACAATAAGAATACCAGTGGAGTTACACAAGAGGTTAAAGGAGCTGGCAAAGAAGAAAGGCTTAACAGTCAATGCCTTGATTGTGCAGGCACTGTGGAAGTTATAGGAGGACACACAATGACATTAAAATTCGAAATTTATATGGGCTGTGCTTGATAAAAAAATTTTCATATTAATTATTTATTTAAAATATATGTGGGAATCGGATTGCTTACAAAATACGATATGGAAACAATCTTATATCCTTTCTTTTTAAGAACTTGCACTTCTTTCAAAGAATTAACATATTTTCTATCCATGATATCACCTCCTCTCGAGGTTTAGTCACAGCCCATATTAATATCATAACAGAAAAGAGGAAATCTAGAGAAAAGCAATTTACAAAAGAGCAATAGGACAAATTCAAATAAACATATCTTATTAAAAAGAACAGAAGGAGGTTAGGGGATGGTAGTAGAGGAATTTAATATCGGAAGAACACAAATAATCATTCATGATGATTGCATAGTGTCTAATGAAAAAGCAGAAGAAATTTTAAAGAGATTAGGGAATACTTTCCATAATTATAATCTACGCAAAAGAGAAAGGGGTGATTGAATTGGTGGGAGCAATTAACAGCTTAAGAAACTTAAGGCAGACCTGCATTAAGTATTCAGGAAGTTGTAAGAGCTGTCCCTTGGGCAGACAGATGAACATTAATAACACTATGTGTCCGCATCTGACTAAGCCAAATAGTTGGACGGATGAAAAGACTACCGAAATGGTAAGAAAGATTGGAGGATAAAAGATGGAAGCAAACAGACTTGAAGTGAAAGAAGTTAAAAGAAAAGAGCCTGAATGTACTGCAATACGTTCAAGCTCTTACAAAAACAATACACTTAAAGATTACCACATTATCGCTGAAAAGTACAGAGTACTTAACGGATTCAAGAACGTGGTAATAGGAGTAATAACAGGAGCAGTGATGTTAGTCAATGGCTGGATTGAGGTAGCCAGCAAGGCAGGGCAGTTACTTGTGGCTCTGGGAATGGTGATACTGGTTACATTATTGATGCACTGTACGGATGAAATGTTGGAGGAAAATAAGGATGAATAAATACAAGGTAATAATCAAAAAGAACTGGAGTGAAACAGAATTTGCTTTTTCAATTGCTGATGAAGCAACAAAATTTATGGCAGAGGTTGTTGAACATTACAGAAAAAAGGATAAAGACGATGAAATAGAAGTAGTATTAAAAATTGAAGAACCAAAAGAATTAGAGGAGCAGGAGGAAGAAACAAATGAACCTATATCAGATTAATGCAGAAATTGAAAATTGCATAGATACAGAAACAGGAGAAATTCTGGACATTGAGGCACTTAATAATCTTACATTGGAAAAAGACACAAAAATAGAAAATCTTGCTTGTTGGTACAAGAATCTTATGGCTGATGTGGAAGCATTAAAGGCAGAAAAAAATGCTTTTGCTGAAAGAGAAAAGGCAGCCAAGAATAAGGCAGAATCAATTAAAAGATATTTATCATCAGCTCTAAATGGAGAAAAGTTTACAACAGACAAATGTGCATTATCCTTTAGAAAATCAGAATCAGTTGAGATATTAGATCCAGAAGCATTCATGTCTGATGACAAGGCAGAAAACTACCTGAAATATTCTGAACCTACAATCAACAAGGCAGAGCTTAAGAAAGCATTAAAGCAGGGAGAAACATTTAAGGGAGTTCTGTTAAGCAACAATTCAAACATTCAGATTAAATAGGAGGAATATTTATGGGAATACCAGTACTAGTTTTAGGAGCAAGTGGTTCTGGAAAATCAACATCGATGAGAAATTTTGATGAGAAAGAAGTAAGTATTTTCAATGTAGCAGGAAAGCCCTTACCATTTAGAAAAAAACTTCCAATAGTGAATAATGCTACATACAACATTATTTACAAGGTGTTACAGAATCCTAAAAAGAAAACATATGTAATAGACGACAGTCAGTATCTTATGGCTTTTGAATCATTTGATCATGCTAAAGAGACGGGCTACACCAAATTTACCAATATGGCACTTAATTTTAAAAACTTAATCAGCTTTATAATTACTCAAACACCAGATGATTGTATTGTTTATTTTCTGCATCACACAGAGCTAACAGACAGTGGACAAATTAAGGCAAAAACACTGGGGAAAATGTTGGATAATCAACTGACAGTTGAAGGACTATTTTCAATTGTTTTAATGACAACAGTTGAAGGCTCTGAACATTACTTTGTGACGCAGTCAGATGGATCTAATACATGCAAAAGTCCAATGGAAATGTTTGATATGAAAATAGATAACGATTTGAAATTGGTAGATGAAACAATAAGAGATTATTGGGAACTTAATAACAACAATAAAAACACAGAGAAGGAGAATTAATCAATGAGAAAACCAAGAAATTATGACAGCGCAGAAACATACACAGGTGGAAAGAAGTTACCAGCAGGAGGTTACATCTGTAAGATCATTAACGTAAAGGAAGAAACGAGCAAAAGTGGAAATGACATGCTTGTATTAGCCTTTGACATTTGTGAGGGCGAGTTTAAAGACTTTTACAAGGAAGGTTATGAAAAAAATACATCAGAAGATAAAAAGTGGAGAGGAAACTTTTATATGATGGTTCCTGGAGAAGAGGCAGAAGCAAACGACTGGAAGCTTAGAAGATTTAAAACAAATATTGGAAAGTTTGAGGACAGTAACAATGGGTATCATTTCGACTGGGAACATCCTGAAAAATTATTAGGATTATTGGTTGGCATGGTATTTGGAGAAGAAGAGTATATTGCAAGCGACGGATCCAATAGATTTTCTACAAAACCTGTTAGATTGGAAACTGTGGAAACAATAAAAGATGGAGATTTTGAAATGCCAGCAGTTAAGTATTTAGATCAGAATCCAAATGCAAAACCATCTAATGATAACAACTTTGTTGACATTCCTGACAATGTGGACGGAGAACAGATTCCGTTTAACTTTTAATCATGGACATTTTTGACATTGAAAAGTCGCTCAAAAACATAGCAATTCTTTATGACACAAGAGAGCAACCAACAAGTAAATTAGAACGCAGGATAAGCCAATTTGGCTGTCCTGCAATAAGACAAAAACTAAATTATGGAGATTATTCAATCAAGTGTGCTCTGCCCAATAATAAAGAGTATTCATTAGAAAACAAAGTTGTAATTGAGCGAAAGATGGATATTGATGAATTGGCAATGTGTATGGGAAAGGAAAGAAAAAGATTTGAGGCAGAATTTGAACGTTCAGTAAAGGATGGGGCAAAAGTATATTTGTTAATAGAAAATGGCAGTATGGACAAGATTTTGCGCCATGATTATTCAAGCAGAATGAACTCAAAGGCTTTAATCGCATCATTGTGTGCGTGGATGCCACGCTACAACATGATTCCTATTTTCTGCACACCACAAAATTCAGGAAAAATCATAAAGGAAATTTTATTTAGAGAATTAAAGGAGCATTTGGCAGCATATGGAGAAAAAGAAAAGCAAGGGTTGGGTTAAGGTATACAGAGAAATAATGGAAAATGATCTTTGGGAAGACAAGCCCTTTGCAAGAGGACAGGCTTGGGTTGATATGATAATGCTGGCAAATCACAAGGACCATGAATTTTTGTTTAATTCAACATTTTTGAATGTGACACCGGGCACAGTAGTGACCAGCAAAAGGATGTTAGGAGAACGATGGGGATGGTCAAGAACAAAAGTCACAAAATTTCTTAATGAATTAGAAATGGTAGAGATGATAAGCCAAAAAAGTGACACGAAAAAGACCGTCATAAAATTAATAAATTATGAGAAATATCAAGGAATTGTGGAAGGTACAGGCAATGTAAAAGAACCGCAATATGAACATCAAAAAAACATCAGAAAGACATCAAAAAAACATCAAAAAAACACAAACAAGAATGATAAGAATGATAAAGAATTAAAAAAGAATGAAAAAGAAGGCGTCGGCACAGCTCCGGTGAGGGAGCTGACCGACCAGGAATTAAGGGAGCTTGGATATGAGTAGGTATTATGAATTTAAGAGAGAAGATGCAGAAAACTTTAAAACTCATGTCGGGGCAATGGCAAGAAACTTTGGTGAAGAAATGATATTTGCCTACTGTCCGTACTGCAAGGGTGGCAGACACAGGGACAGGGAAACATTTTCAATCAACACAAGAACAGGTCAGTTTGAGTGTAAACGTTCAAGCTGTGGAGCACACGGCAACATGATTACTCTTGCAAAGGATTTTGATTTTTCATTGGGTACAGAATATGACAGATATTATAACAGGGATTATTCAAGATTTGTAAAGCCAAGAAAAAAGGAAATTAAGACAAGAGAGCCGGCAGTAGCTTACATGCAAAGCAGAGGCATTAGTGAAGAGACAACAAGAAAATATAAACTGACAACCATTCCTGAAAAGGACAACATTCTGGTATTTCCTTTTTTTGATGAAAATGGAATGCTGGTAACAACAAAGTACAGAAAAACAAACTTTGACAAGTCAAGGGACAAAAACAAGGAGTGGTTTGAAGCAAATTGTAAACCCATTCTTTTTGGAATGGAACAGTGCAATATGGAAAATAAAACACTGGTAATTACTGAAGGACAGATTGACAGTTTATCAGTGGCAGAGGCAGGCATTGAAAATGCGGTGTCAGTTCCAAACGGAGCAAGAGGTTTTACCTGGGTGCCGTATTGTTGGAACTGGTTTTCAAAATTTGAAAAATTAATTGTTTTTGGAGATTTCGAAAAAGGCTCAATGACATTGCTAAATGAACTGGAAACAAGATTTCCCGGAAGTGTGTATGCTGTTCAGGAAGCAGATTACAGAGAATGCAAGGATGCCAATGAGATATTACAGAAACATGGAAAGGAAGCCGTAAAGGCAGCAGTTGAAAATGCCAAGCCATTACCTGTAAGAAGAGTAAAGGATTTGTCTAATGTTAAGAATGTTGATATTTATTCAATGGACAAGATAAAAAGTGGAATAAAGTCCATAGACAACATTATTGGTGGTTTTTATGAGGGGCAGGTTGTTTTGCTTACAGGAAAACGTGGAAAAGGAAAATCAACACTTGCAAGTCAATTTTGTGTATCAGCATTAAACCAGAACAAGAAAATATTTGCTTATTCAGGGGAATTGCAGGATTACTTTTTTAAACGTTGGATAGACTTTCAGATTGCAGGACCGGGCAACATAATTGAGACAACAAACAAGTTTGGAGAACAAACAAGATTCATTACAGAATCAAACATTGAAAAAATAAATGACTGGTACAAGGGCAGGGCATACATATACGACAACAATGTTCTTGAAGATGAAGAGCCGGAGAATCTGTTAAAGACATTGGAGGATGCAGTAATGCAGTATGGCATTGACATGGTGCTTATTGACAATCTAATGACCTCAATTGAAATTAATGTTAATTCTGACTTATACAGAGCGCAGAGCATGTTTGTTAACAAGTTATGCAAGCTGGCAAAGAGACATAACATTGTGGTTTTGCTGATTGTGCATCCAAGAAAAAACTCAGCAGGTAATTTGGATGAAAATGATGAGGTATCAGGATCAGCTGACATAACAAACAGAGTTGACGTTGTAATGACATACAAGGGTGACAAGGATTTGGAAGAAGATGAAAGATACCTGTCAATATCCAAGAATCGACTTACGGGAAAGCTTACAAGAGATAAGGGTGTGGAACTTTATTATGATGAGGTTTCAAAAAGAATATCAGACACAAGGGATTTTTCGATTGATTATGGATGGAACAAGGATTCAGATGGATTTGTGGACATCCCGGAAGATGGACAGTTACCATTTGATTTTTAGGTGAGAAAATGGATAAGTTTAAAATCATATATAACGCAATAACAGACATTGGAAAGATAATATTTAAATACAAGAATCAGAAAATAACTGCTGAAACGGAAGATTCCATATGTGAAATGATGGTAATGGAGTTACAGCAGAAAAAGAATGAAAAATACACAGATGAAAAGAACGGAAAGTTATTTGATGAAATGGCCAGTACAGTATTGGATTTCATATTTTTTAAGGAGGAAACAACAAAATGAAAGTTAAGGATATTAAGGACATAGAAATTCGCTTAGAGGAATTGGACAGAATGGAATCGCAGATTTTATTTTCAGTTTCAATCTTATCAGCAGATGATCACGTAAGATTGGCAAGAATCAAGGAAGAGAGAGCAGAGCTTAAGGCGAAGCTGGAGAAAATGAATGAGAAAAAAGACAAGTAAGGAATTTGGTTGCATTTTAACACACGAACAGGAAGAGTTCATAAATGACGGAAGACCAAGAGATAATGCACTAAAGATTTTTAGAGCAAAGGCTTATGGCAATGGAGGAAATAAGGATGGCAAGAATGTCAAAAGAGGAACAGGCAAGACGTGAGGGTATGGCATATGCTCTAAGGTTTGCAAGAGAAAAGGGATTGGATGCCTTGGAAGCAGACCTGAAAATGAGAAATGCCATTGACCTTCCTTTAAGGGTATCAAAAGCAGACTTAGACAAATTCAGTGACAATGTTAAGTACAACACAGTACTGTATGTAAAAATCCTAATGGCTGTAACAATGCATGATGAATTTGGTTTTGGTAACAAAAGAATAAAGCAGATGTTTGAGAGATTCGACAACAAGGCTGAATGCATTGCAGAGGATTACAGCACATGGGAAGAGCAGATAAGCATAATTGCAGAAGAATGTGGAATAGACATGGACAGCGAAAGAAGAGACTTAAGAACAGTGATTAAATAAATTAATTTAAAGGCAAAGGAGTAAATAACCAATGAAGAATACACTATCAGATTTGAACAACTATTTGTTTGAAGCAATTGAAAGAATAAATGATGATGAGCTGTCAATGGAAGAACTTGATAAGGAAATCAAGAGAAGTGAATCGGTCAACAAGATTGCCAAGACAATCATTGATAATGGAAACCTGGCATTGCAGGCGAAAAAGCACTTTGATGAATACGGAAGCGGTGAGGATGTTGAAATCCCATTGCTTGGAATAACAAACAAATGAATGGAGAGCTGTAAGTAATGTATGGAATGAAATACACGGATGAAATGAAGCAATTCATTCTGGATAATTACAAGGGAAGATATAACCAGGAGCTTGCAGACCTGTTTAATCAGAAGTTCAATACCAACATAACAAGTAGAACGATTAAATCATACAAGGCAAACAATAAATTAAATTCAGGATTAACCGGCAAGTTCAGAAAGGGGCAGACACCACACAACAAGGGCAAGAAAATGCCAAAGGAAGTCTATGAAAAAGTAAAACACACAATGTTTGCAAAAGGCAACGTTCCACCAAACCACAGACCTGTTGGAAGTGAAAGAATTTCAAAAGACGGATACATAGAGGTTAAGGTTGCGGAGCCTAACAAGTGGAGATTAAAGCAGAGAGTTGTGTATGAAGAAGCTAAGGGAAAAATCCCCGAAGGCTGTCCAATAATATTCCTTGATGGAAATAAGAGAAATTTCGACATCGACAATTTAAGGTGCATAACCCGGTCGGAACTACTATATCTCAACTGCAATGGGTTGAACAATTCAAATGAGATTACGGAAACAGGCATTCTAATGGCTAGATTAGACAGAGCCAAGAACAAAAAGAAGCAGGAACTAAAGGACAAAAATGTTAAGAAATGTTAAGGAGTGAGAGAATGTTAAATATTGAGAAATTTGAAGATGAATTGATTAATATGGGAGTAATCAACCCAAAAATAATGATAGGCTTTAGCAAAGATGGAAAATTGCTTAATTGTAGATTCGCTAAATGCAGTGATTGTAAAGAAATACTTATGGCACAACTCAATATTTCAAAGGAAGAGTATTACAAAGAAAGCTGCAGAAAAAACATATTAAAATGGTTGCTTTCAGAATACAAAGAACCAGAAATTGATTGGAGCAAGGTTAAGGTTGATACTCCGATATTAGTAAAAAGGTCTAAAGAAGCAGAATGGGAAAGAAGATATTTCGCTAAATTCGTAGATGGAAAAGTTTATGCGTGGATGGGTGGAGCTACATCTTGGACGGCGGATAGTGAATATAGAATGAATTTTTGGGAATATGCAAAACTAGCAGAAAGCGAGGAATAAATATGGATGATTTATTATCAATTTTAATTGATGCTTTTAAGAGAGAGTATGGCGAAGATGAAAAAATCAATGATGGTGACATAGTAGTTTTCGAACTAAATGACTGCATAGTTATATTGTCACTGGAAGATGCAAAATTAAAGGCGGAAGTTATAGGCGATAAACCTATAAGAGTAAATTATACAACAGGTTATTTTGAATAAGTCAAATAAGAAAGGACAGGAAGATGAATAATTTAGGATTAATAAGAAAAAAGAGAGTAGCAAGAGAAATAGCAAAAATATATAACACATATGGGTACAGTATAGCCGACAGTGAAGCGTGTTCTGCACTGAATTTACTGTGTGATAAGTTAGATATAAAACCTATGCATAGGAATAAGCTAGGTGGAGGAACAGGAGAAATGTTGAAATGAGATTAATAGACGCAGATATAACGATTAAAGAGTTGAACGATAAAATAGCAAAGTTAGATGCGAAACAACAAATCTATATGGAGAATGGACTAACCAGCATTGCAGATAGTATGGCAAGAAAAATAGAACTATGCATTGAATGTCGAGAACTATTAGAACATCAGCCAACAGCCTATGACGTGGATAAGGTCATAGAAGAAATAGAAGAATGGACAGCAAGAATAAATGTAATTAATGATAAAAGCGGTAAAACAGGACAAGTTGATGTTATAGGCTCAAATAAAGCAATTAAGATTGTGGAAGGTGGTGGAGTAAGTGGAGATAATTAACACATTGGCAATAGTCCTGGTAATCGGAGCAGTGTTCGTCTTGTGGGCGATATGTAAGTTGCAGGATAAGGATTAGAAACAAAGGTACATTGACAATTGAATATTGGTAGTTGGAATGATATAATCTGGATATAAACAGGACGGAAGGAGATAAGGTAAATGGTATTAAAATTAGATTTTTCAGATTGTCTTGCAGCACAGGATATGATAAGAATTATTGAGAGAGATAAATCTTTGGACGAAGCTGAAGCAATAAGATTTGCAATTAATGAAACAATTTACAAATCAATTATGGATGTTAATTGGGCTTCAATAGCTTTATCGTCGTGGGGACATGATGATCCAGATAGAGAATGGGAGAAAATAAAAAATCCACACATCGAAATAGAATTGGACGATAGCAAATATGAATTGGTAAATAGACTGGCTAATAAAAAGGGACTTGATTTAGAAATTGCTGTATCATACTTTTTAATATTCACAATGGATTCGATGGGATATCATATTTAATGCATATAAATGAAAATAACAGACCAACTACCAGTATTCGGTGGTTGGTTTTTTTATGCAGAAAAATAGAGAAAGGAATGGTAAAGTGACTAGAAAAGAACTGGAAGCGTACAAGGTCAATGAAAGACTGATTGAACGCAATATGAAAAAAATTGAAGATGAAAAGTACAAGGACATTCCGACAGTGTACGGAAAAGTAAAAAGTTCAATGAATGAACATCCTTACATTGAAACTCATATGGCGGTTCAGATGGAAGAACCTGTGGAATCAGATAGGCGAATACGTAATCTGGAAAAGTGGGAGCAGGAAGTCAGCAAAGCCAAGAGTGATAATACAAAGGTGGAAGAGTTTATTGATAATATAGACAATGTAACAATAAAGGAAATATTTGTTTTAAGATACATTGAGGGAAAGAAAGTTTCAGAGGTTGCAAAAGATGTGGGATATACTCATGGTAGGGTTTCTCAAATAATATCAAAATTGCTGAAAGATTAACCAAATTAACACAATTAACAAAAGCAGTATGATATAATTAACCTGTTGAAGTTTGAAGAAATGATAGTATCCCGTCATTTTTTGAACTTTTCCCCTAAAGTTTTTTTTGAGAGCAGTCTTCGGGCTGTTCTTTTTTGTTGAAAATTGTATATTTTGGGTATATGATTAAAGAAAAACTTGGAGAGAACAAAAGAATGGGAGAAAAAGAATTTTTATCAGCGTTAAATGATTTTAGAATACCAGAAATATCAGAAGACACAAAATTTTGGATGATTAGAACAAAAAAAGGATGTTTTTATGATGAATTTATTAGTAAAAGGTTTGTAGCAATAGGATGGAATTTTATAGATAAAAAAACGGACAAGAGTGAGAGTAATCAGGAAACGTTAAAAAGTTATTTGGAGGAGAAGTACGGAGAAAAGCGTCCCCAAATGGCGATAAATAAATGTATAAAGTTTATCAGTGAAATAAAGGAAGGCGATATTATAATAATTCCCAACAAAGGGACTAAAAAAATAACTTTTGCAAAAGCAGGAGGATATTATGAAGAACATTTTAGTGAAGAAGAAGAGTTGCGTGTCATAGAAGCAATTGAAGATAGAGAATGGGAAGTTAAACAGATAGAGTGTCCATATAACAAGAGAAGAAGAATAGAAATATTAAAAACTATATCTGTAAGTGAAGTAAACATACATCTGTATATGGCTTTAACTAATTATCATGGTTTAAGTAGTATGCAAGAGTATGCCAAAATGATACTTGATAGCATATATCCATTGTACATATATAATAATATTTGTTCATTACAGATAGGAATAAACAACAAGAATGAAATAAATGCGAATGCCATTTCTTTGCTTGTTGCGGGAGTTACCGGATGTTTAAAAGGGGTATCTGGTGAAGAAGATATATATGCTACAATGAATTTAAATTCTCCAGGGAAAATATCCTGTTGGTTTTCAAAAGAAGGTAAACAAGACAGTAATGGAAAAAATGTATTTGATGCATTAAAAAATGGAAAAAGTAAAGCAATGTTATTGCTATTAATCGTAGCCATAACAGGGGGGCAAGCAAAAGTTGGTAGTGTTGAGTTGTCCTTGCCGGGAATTGTTAAAACCATAGAGGATGTAAAAACAATAGATACAAATGTTAAAAAGAAAAAAATAGAAGTTAAAAAACTTGAAATTGATAATTTTGAAGAAAAATATGACATTTACAAAAAGTTAAAAGATGATAATATAGACATAAACGAATTTAAGAATGATTTAGACAAGATTATAAGAGCAGGGGAAGACTTAAATTTGGGGTTTAACAAGTTGACTGATAATTAATAGAGGAGGTGTACATATGAGAATTATTTTGTTTGTATGCGTTTTTTTATTTACATTATCGTGTTTATTTTCTGTCGAAGACAAATTTCTAGATATGGATAGGATATTTATGGTCAAAAAAAAGGCAATAATTGTTTATGTTACAGGTAGTCTTTTAGCTCTTATTGTTGCAATATTATATGATAGTTTGATTTATTAAAAGAAACTCACACCCTTCGGAGAATGCTGTTGGCATAAAACAGTGTTATTCTGAAGGGTGTTTTTTTAATGCAAAAAATTAGTAAAGAAAGGAGCGGTTGCAGTGACAATTAAAGAACAAAAATTCTGTGATGAACTTTTATCGGATCCAGAATTTAACAAAACATTGGCTTACAAAAAGGCATATCCAAGTGTTAAGAATGATAATGTTGCAGCTGCAGCTGCTTCAAGACTTATGAATAAGCCGGAGATTAAAGAGTACATAGAAAAGCAGTTGGCTGAATTGCATAATGAAAAAACAGCAGATGCACAAGAAGTATTAGAATATCTCACATCAGTAATGAGAAGAGAACATAAAGAAAACGTTGTGGTTACTTTGAGCAGAGAAACATCTACGTATGTTCCTGATGAAAAAGGGACTATGAGAAAGCAAACAGTAAAGGAAGAGATTCCACAAATAATTGAAATACCAACAAGAGTTTCAGATGCAAATAAAGCAGCTGAGCTTCTTGGTAAGAGATATGGGTTGTATACAGATAAGCTTGATGTAAACAATGAGGCAGAGGAAAAGAAAGCTGAGAAATTGGATAACATAGCCAGCATATTGGAACAGATTAAGCCTGTAAGAGAGGGTGATTAATATTGTTACAGTTATCACCTAAATTTAAGGAATTTATTCTGACAGAAACCAAGAGAGATTTTCTTGAAGGTACTACTGCAGCAGGAAAGACTACAGTAGGAATATTTAAGTTTATGCTCATGGTGGCAAAGAGTGACATTAAGTATCATGTAATTGCCGGGGCGGACCTTGGAACAGTTGAAAAGAATGTAATCAACAATGAAAGAGGCCTTTTAGATCAGTTTGATGGTTTGGCTGAATATTATCCTAAAGGTCAGGGCAGGATTGGATTATCACACATTAAATATCAGACACCTAATGGTGAAAAGATAATATATGTGTGTGGTTATGATAATAAGGCACGTTGGAAAAAAGTATTAGGTTCACAACAAGGTTGCGTGTACATTGATGAAGTTAATACTGCAGACATGGAGTTCTTAAGAGAAATATCTCATAGATGTAAATACATGATGACTACATCAAACCCGGACAGTCCTGATTTGCTTGTGTACAAGGAGTTTATTAATCACAGCAGACCATTAAAGAAATATATCAAAGATTATCCGGAAGAATTGTTGGCAGAGTTAAATGAACCTGAAAAAGTCGGCTGGGTTCATTGGTATTTTACTTTTTATGATAATGCCAGTTTAACAGAGCAGGACATTCAGGATAAGATTGATGCAGTTCCGGTAGGAACAAAGATGTACAAAAACAAGATACAGGGACTTAGAGGAAAGGCTACAGGACTTGTATTTAGCATATTTGACAGAAGACATCATGTAATTACAGTTAATGAAGCAAAAGAATTCATCAGAAACAGGTCAAATAAGGAACAGAGAGAATGGTTTGAAATATTCACAAGTGGACTGGATACAGCTTATTCAACAAAGAGCCCTGACACAATAGCAATGAGTTTTGCAGGAATTACAAACAAGGGCAGATATATTCTTCTGGATGAGAGAGTTTACAACAATGCTGAAATTGGAACTCCGGTAGCTCCATCTGATACTGCAAAGAATTATTATGATTTTTTGGAAAGAAACAGAAAGGAATGGGGGCTTGCAAAGCATACATTTATTGATTCTGCTGATGCGGCAACAATCACGGAATTAAATAAGTTTAAAAGAGAACATGCACAGTGCTTATATGTATTTAATGCTGCATATAAAGCTGTGAAAATCATAGATAGAATCATATTACAACTTGGATGGATGAACTTTAATGACAATAAGGACATTCAACCAAGTTTTTTAATTGTTGAGAATTGTAAGGAATACGTAAAGGAATTGGAAAAGTATTCTTGGAAGGAAGAAAAGGATCAGGAACCAGAAGATGGAAATGACCACATGGTTAACTCTGTTCAGTATAACTGGATTCCTTACAGAAAGAAAATAGGAGTAATCAAAGAATGAGGTTAATGGACAAGATGAGAGATGGAATAAGACATTTTTTAAGAATACAGGACGCACCAAAACAGACGTTTAACATTAGGGAATTACTTAATTATGATGGAAATTGTGTGAAAAATCTTATTTGGTATCGTGGTGACAGCTACGAACTGACACAGTTTTATCAAAACATTCCAGGTGGTTCTGATGGTGTGAAGTTTTGGGCTGCACGTTCAACTGTTGGAAGAGAGATAAGAAAAATACATACAGGCTTACCAGGGATTATTGTTGACCGATTAACAGATATTGTCATTAATGATTTTAGTCAGATTTCATTTAGTAAGGATTCAGACAAAAGAGAATGGAATGAAATATCGAAGGACAATAACTTTAAGAACATTCTAAAAAAGGCAGTGTCAAAGATGCTTATTCTTGGAGATGGTGCCTTTAAAATATCACTTGATGAAAGCATAAGTAAGTATCCAATCATAGAGTTTTATGGTTCTGATAAGGTTGATTTTGTTTATAACAGGGGAAGAATACAAGAAGTAGTATTTACAACAGAATATGAGCAGAATCAGGTAATGTATGTGTTAAAGGAACACTACGGATATGGGTACATTAAATACAAGCTTTACAGAGCAACAGACAATATGGAAGTTCCTTTGGGAATTATTCCAGTGTTGAACAATTTGGTTGATGTGGGATTCGATAGCTCACTAATTATGGCACATCCTATTAAATTTGGAGAAAATCCAAAGTGGGAAGGAAGAGGACAGTCAATCTTTGACAAGAAAACAGATGATTTTGACGCATTGGATGAAGCTTGGAGTCAGTGGATGGATGCTCTAAGAAAGGGCAGAAGCAAGGAATGGATTCCTGAATCATTACTGCCAAGAGATCCGGAAAGCGGGGCAATAATTAAGCCAAATGCATTTGATAATTCATACATAAAGCGTGGTGATGATTTATCTGAAAATGCACAGAACAAGATTGAGGTTACACAGCCGACAATTCCGCACGATTCATATCTTGCCACATACATTACAGCATTGGATTTGTGTCTGCAGGGATTAATCAGTCCAAGTACATTGGGAATTGATGTCAAGAAGCTGGATAATGCGGATGCACAGAGAGAAAAGGAAAAAACAACTCTTTACACAAGAGGAAACATAGTGGACATATTACAAGATCAGATACCTTTATTCATTCAGAAAGTATTTAACGTTGTTAGTATCAGCCAGAACAATGTGCCAACAGAAGTTAAATGTACAATAGACTTCAGTGAGTATGCAAATCCATCATTTGAAAGTCAGGTAGAGACTGTTGGAAAGGCTAAGACACAGGGGATTATGAGCGTTGAAGCTTCCGTTGATGAGTTGTATGGAGATACAAAGGATGAGGAATGGAAAAAGGAAGAGGTTGCAAGATTAAAAGCAGAGCAGGGAATAGCAGAAGAGGAAGAACCGGCTTTAAATTTGGAAGGAGAAAATACAGATGAAGGTGATAGTGGGGAAAAAGGTTTACCAGATGTCGAAGAATAAGGCAATGAATTTGCTTAGACTGGCAAGTGAGCAGGTACCTAGAGGTATATATGCTTTGGAAAAGGACAAAGTGATTGAAATGCGTAATGATAAATGCAGTTCAATCACACAGGTAAAAAATTTGAAAAGACAGTTTAAGAAAGCTGGCTTTAGAGTATATGCCAACGGAGTTGATTAGAAATGCCAAAAGATTATGACATTGAGGAAGCTTTTAGAGCCATTGAAAATGAGTTGATTGATTCAATGATGAGAAATCTGTCAAATCATAGGGCAGAGGAAACAAAAGAGGGATATAATTGGACATCGTGGCAGGCTGAACAGTTAAAAGCTCTGAATAAGTACAAACAGGAAAATCAAAAGAAGTTTACAAAAAGATTTTCTGACATTAACAGAAAAATCACTGAATCAATCATAAAGCACAGAAAAGCAGGAGCAACAGATCAGGAAATAGACATTCTAAAAGCCATTAAAAAAGGGGCAAAGTTAACACATAAAGCAGGAAGCACCATTGAGGGTGCTTTTTTTCGTGTCAATGATAGAAAACTGGATGCGCTATTAAGTGAAATAAATGGTTCTATGCATAGAGCTGAAACTGCAATGCTAAGAATGGCAAATGACCAGTACAGAAAATCAATATTCAATGCACAGGTGTATTTCAACACCGGAGCAGGAACATATGAAAAGGCAGTGGACATGGCTACAAAGGATTTTCTAAGTCGTGGCATTAACTGTGTTCAGTACAAGAATGGTGCAAGAGTTAACATAGCCTCATATGCGGGAATGGCATTAAGAACAGCTAATACCAGAGCATACTTGCAGGGTGAAGGTGAAAAACGTAAGGAGTGGGGAATTTCCACAGTTGTGGTCCATAAGAGAGGTTTACCTTGTTCAAAATGTGCAAAATGGATTGGAAAGATACTGATAGATGATGTTTGGAGTGGTGGAAAAGCAAGTGACGGTCCATATCCGTTAATGTCTCAGGCGATAGCAGGAGGTTTATATCATCCTAACTGCAATGATGGTCATAGTACATATTATCCTGGAATTTCTAAAGAGCCTGAAAAGGTAACAAAGAAAGAAATGAAACAGGCTATTATTGCAGAGAAACAGGAAAGCAGGGACAAATTGATACAAAGGAATGTAGATAAGTTTGATAGGTTATCTAATTATTCTTTAGATGAAGAAAATAAGAAAAAGTATGCGACTAGAACAAATCAATGGAATAATATAAAAGAATTCTCAAATGGCATAAATATAGAAAAGGTTGCAGAAAGTGGGAAATTTAATAGTAAAAGAGTTGGAAATAATAATGTTGATTTGATTAAAATGAAGAAAGAATTTGGAAAGAAATTTAACCAATTAACTAATGATTCAGCAACAAACAATTCTCTAAGAAAATATGCAAAAGCTATGCTAACTCATAGAAATGGAACTGATGGAGAAGATCTTTATATTATTAGTAAGAAGGCAGGAAAAAAATTATTTTCTAAAACGAATAGTAACAATATTTTAGGAGTAGAATTAAATAAAGAAGAAATTGAATTGATAAGGCAAATGCCATCAAAAATAGGAATACACAATCATCCCACAAATATATTGCCAACTGGTAGTGATTTTGTAGTTGCTGGATATCGAAAATATGATTTTGGATTAGTAATTACACATGATTTAAAAGTTTTTAAATATAAGGTAGGAAATAAACCATTTCCAGCTACATATTTAGATAATAAAGTTGACAAATATATGGGGAAAAATTATAATTTACCTATATTAGAAGCGCAAGAAAAGGCATTACAAGAACTTTCAAAGGAGGGGCTTATTGAATGGAAAGAGATACTGGCATAATTAAGGAAAGAGATTATATTGTAAAAACAGACAGAAGTCCAGAGGAAATTGAAGAAGCAATAAAAAAATCTGAAGAAGAAATGAAAAAAATGAAAGAATGGCCAATGGCATAGATACCATCTAGTTTTTGCTAGGTGGTATTTTTATGCAACAAAATAAGAAAGTAATAAGGAGGTAACAAATGTTAATCGCAAAAATCAATTTTTATGACAAGGAAAACAACCTTGCCTTGGTAAAAGCAGGGGATGAGGTTAGGGCAAAAACAAAAGAGCGCAAGGAGTATTTATTAAGAATTGGCGCAGTAATTGAAAAAGACGAACCAAAGGCATCTACAAGTAAGTAGGTGCTTTTTATATGCCCAAAACGTGATGGCTTAAAACTCTCGGAATAAGCTGACGAGCTAAAACGGAAAGGAATATACGTAATGATGTTGAGATCAAGAGAAACAGGAAAAATGCCCATGAACCTTCAATTTTTTGCAGAAGGTTCAGGAGAAGGCGGAGAGGGTAACGGCAACCAGAATAATAATGCCGGAAATGGTAACAGTAACCAGAATACTGGAAACAATAATCAGGGTGCAACATACACTCAGGAACAGCTTGACGGAATTGTTAATAGCAGAACTGCAAGAGCTGAGCAGTCGGCTTTAAGGTCGTTCTTTCAGCAGCAGGGAATGTCTGAAAATGAAGTAACACAGGCAATTAACAGTTACAAGGAACAGAGAGCAAAGAATAAACCTGACGTAGCAGGAATGCAGACACAGCTTGCACAGGAGCAGAGCAGAAATTTACAGCTCACAATTGAAAATTCTGCAACATTACAGGCAGTTGAACTTGGCATTGATTCAAAGTCGATTCCATATGTAATCAAGATGGCTGATTTTAAGGATGTGGCAGGAGAGAATGGAACAGTTGATGCAGAAAAAGTAAAAGCTGCAATCAACAAGGTATTAGAAGATGTTCCGGCATTAAAGCCGGCAGGAAATGGAGAAACAAACAATCAGGGATTTAAACCCATTGGTGCTCCAAACAATAACAACAATCAGAACCAGGATGACTTGTTAAGAGGCATTTTTGGAATAAAGAAAAAATAGGAGGTAGTAATACATGGCAGCATTACAGTACGCTGATATTTTCAGCAACATTTTAAGAGAATTATATGGTCAGTCACAGGTTTCTGTGGATTTGTATAATTCAAATTCAGACATTCAGATTGTGAATGGAAAAAACTTAAAGATTCCTAAGTTATCAGTAAGTGGTTATAAGGATCATTCAAGAGGCAACTTAGGTTTTAACGCAGGTACATATTCAAATGAATATGAAACAAAAACATTGGACCACGACAGAGACATTGAGTTTGCTATAGATCCAATGGATGTTGATGAAACAAACATGGTGGTTTCAATAGCAAACATTCAGAAAAGATTTGAGACAACTCAGGCTATTCCTGAGGCTGATTGTTACACATTCAGTAAGCTTTACACAGAAGCTAAAAGAGTAGGAGCAAAAGTTAAAACAGAAGCTTTAACTACAGCTAATGTTCTTTCTGATTTTGATGATAACCTTGAGGCAATGACAGAAGCAGGTGTTCCACTTGACAGAGTTATTCTTTATTGCACACCAGCTTATTATAAGTTACTTAAGAATGCTGAGGGCATTCAGAGAACACTTGAAGTAAGTGGAGCAAAGGGAATTGACAGAAGAGTTCATTCCATTGATGACATTGGAATGATTAAGGAAGTTCCATCGGCAAGATTTAAGAGTGCTTATAACTTTACAAATGGATGTGTTGCAGATAGTTCAGCTGTTCAGATGGACTATATCTTAATTGATCCGGAGTGTCAGGTATCAAGAGACAAATATAGCTACATCACAGTATTTGAACCGGGAACAGATTCAAGAACAGCTGACAATTATGTTTATCAGAACAGAAAATTAAACGGAACATTTGCAATTGATGAGCTTATGAAAGATGGCTGCATCATTCACGCAAAGACAGCCTAGAAAGGAGAAGAACTATGACAGCCAAAAAAGCAAATAAGGTTTATACAGTGTCCAAAGTGGAAATGGAATCATATCTTGCAATGGGATATGACATTTTTGACGAGGAAGGAAAACTTTTAAAACGTTCACCTAAGGCTACAGTTCCATACTCCGAATATGAGAAGGTAGTTGCAGAAAGAGATGAGTTAAAAGCTCAGCTTGAAAAAGTTAAAGGTGATAAATTTTCTGTGATGGAAGTTGAAGAATTGCAGGCATATGCAACTGAGCACAGCATTGATTTAGGTAACGCAACTTCAAAAGAAGGAATTATCAAGAAAATCAAGAGTGCTGAAGCTGAATAGGGGGTGAGCCTATGGCTTACTTCCCATATGCAACATTAAGCGATTACTTGGGAATTTCTGATTCAAGGTGCATTGAACAGACAAAAGTTGCAAGTAAGCTTAAACAGGCAAGCAGACACATTGATTCATTAACATTTGGCAGGATTAACAGATATGGATTTGATAATTTGACAACTTTTCAGAAGGATATCATAAGGGAAGTAACTTGTAGGCTTGCCGATTTTGAATATGAGAATGAGGACTTAATACAATCGGTTCTTTCAAGTTATTCACTTAATGGTGTGTCAATGAGCATTGGAAATACATGGAATGTTTATACTCAAAACGGAGTGGCAATAAGCAAAGACTTATATGCTCTGCTTTGTCAGACAGGATTATGTACAGGATTGGCAGGTGTTTAAATGAAATATCCCAAGTTAGTTCCAGACAGAATGTGTACCACTGAAATGGAAGTGGTGATTTATGGAGAGGGCTTGTCAGAAACAGGCTCTCCCATTATTGTGTGTCAGAAGAAATTAAAGTGTAATTATCAGGATAAGGCATACACAAAATTAACTGCAGAACAGAAGATTGTTACATTGGACGGAAAAGCCTATTTTGACGGAGACATATGTCCTAAACAGTCAGTCATAAGCAGTGGGTATGTCAAGGTCTTTGGAGTTAAGAGAAGTATTTATCAGGGAACAAAAGCAAGAAACCCTGATGGGACAGTTAATTTTACATTATTGGAGTTGAATTAAATGATAAAGGCAAAATCAAGAGTAAAGTTAAACATGGGAGTGATAAAAAAACTAAGTACAGCGGCTGTTACTTCACTAGAGCAGACTGCTGATGCAGTTCAAAGTGATTTAAAGCAATCACAGGTAATGCCCTTTGACAAGGGAACATTGCAAAACACGCAAACATTTGTTGATTACAAGGAAAGTAATCAGGGAAGGGTGCAGATTGTTTCAAGTACTCCTTACGCAAGAAGACTTTATTATCATCCTGAATACAACTTTAGTACTGCAGAAAATCCAAATGCCGGAGGTAAATGGTTTGAGGATTATTTGGCAGGAGGCAAAAAACAGAACTTTGCAAGAGACACATTTAAGAAATTATATAAAAGAAATGGAGGATTATGATAGTGCTTTATTTAAAGGACATTAAGGACTGGCTGAAAACATTTAATGTTGCGGAACATTATTACATTGGCAAGCTTGACAATAAACAGGACAAGTCACTGGGTGTTTATCAGCGAAAAACAAGTAATCCGCCAAGAATCTGCTATGGTGATTTAAAAAGCTATGAGGTTAAACCTGTATCATTACTGATTCATTGGAATAATGATGCTGATGATACAGAGCGAAAGGCTTTTGAATTGTACAGAAAAATGGCAGAAGCAAGAAACATACTTATCAACAATGTTGAAATAGTTTATGTAAGTCTATTATCGTCAGAGCCAATAGATGTTGGTACTGATGATAACAACATATATGAAAGAGTGATAGAAGTAGATTTTTATTACAAGGTAGAGAAAGGAGAATAGACATGGCAAAAGCAACAGGAGTATATCCGGTATATGATAATCAGTTTCAGGTAGGAGCTGATAAGGCAAGCCTTGGAAGCATTGCAGACATGGAATCTTACTCTGTATCTTTTGACAATGGGGTTGAAGAATGGACTCCAATGGATACAGAGGGCTGGATTAGAAGATTAATGACATCCAAGGGATTAACAATTTCAGTAACCGGAAAAAGAAATGTTGGAGATACTGGTAATGATTATGTTGCCGGGAAAGCGTTTAAGAATGGAAGAGATGCAGAAGGAGCTTTTCAGTGGACATTTAAGGATGGTACTACAGTATTATTTGAAAATGCAGTATACAATGTTACAGCATTAGGTGCAGGAGACAGCACAAATGTGGCACCATTAGAGTTTGATGTAATGTCAAATGGAAAACCGACCGTTACACCGGCAGTTTAATTTGGAATCATATTGAACAAGAGCAGGTCAGCAGAATTAGTTGACTTGCTCTATTTTTTTAGGAGGAATAAGAATGTCAAAAATAATAGATATTACAAATAAATTAGCGTTTGAGGATAATCCAAGATTAAAAATAAAGGATACAGAATTAGAGATCGATGCAACAGCAGAAAATATGTTGAAGGTTATGGGATTGGTGTCTGACAGACCAACCGCAAAGGATGTTGAAGAACTTTGCAAAATAATTTTCACAGATGATTCAAAGGAAAAGCTTTCAAAAATGAAACTCAGTTTTTCTGACTATCAGAAAGTTGTGATGGCAGCAGTTGAACTTGCATCAGGAAATGATGATGCTGACAAAAATTCGGGGGAGTAGATCCTTATTATGACCTGATAGATGATTTTGATTTAATAGTAGCTTCATTTACAACGCAGTATGGATTAAGAATACGTGACATAAAAGATATGCGTTGGAGCGAATTTAAAAGTCTATTGATCGGACTGGGACCTAATACCATTTTGGGCAGAATTGTTTCAATAAGAGCAGAAGATGACAGTGAAGTATTAAAGAATTTTACTAAGGACCAACAGAGAATTAGAAACGAGTACAGGCTTAAGAAGGCAAAGAGACCAGGTAATAAGAAGGAAGCAGAAAAAGCTTCAGAAATGTTCGAGAAAGTCTTTTGGGAAATGGCAGGATTAAATACTTCTGAATTATCAAGGCAGTAGGAAAGGAGGTTTATTATGGCAGAAAGTGTAGGAGCAATAGCTCTTGATTTGGAATTAAACCAAAGTGGATTCAATTCTCAGTTGTCAGGAATTGGAAAGATGGCAAAGAAGGTTGGAGCAACATTGGCTTCAGCTTTTGCCATAAAGAAAACTTTTGATTTTGGAAAGCAGTGCATGGAGTTAGGCTCTGACCTTGCAGAAGTTCAAAACGTGGTTGATGTGGCTTTTCCCAAAATGAGTGGAACAATTGACAAGTTTGCAAAGAATGCAGCATCTCAATTTGGTCTATCAGAAACAATGGCCAAAAGATATGCAGGTACATTTGGCTCAATGTCAAAGGCTTTTGGATTTTCTGAAAAAGAAGCAGCTGAAATGAGTACAACTCTTACCGGATTATCAGGTGATGTTGCATCTTTTTACAATATTAGTCAGGATGAGGCATATACGAAACTTAAGTCAGTGTTTACCGGTGAAACTGAATCCCTCAAGGATTTAGGTGTAGTAATGACACAGACAGCATTGGATCAGTTTGCATTGCAGAATGGATTTGGAAAGACTACTGCAAAAATGACTGAGCAGGAAAAGGTAGCTTTAAGATATGCCTTTGTTCAGAAACAGTTAACTGATGCGTCAGGAGACTTTGCAAGAACATCAGACAGTTGGGCGAATCAAACAAGATTATTGTCGTTGCAGTTTGATAGCTTGAGGGCTTCAATAGGACAAGGGCTCATTAACGTGTTCACTCCTGTAATAAAATTGGTTAACACCTTAATGGGAAAATTAACCACATTGGCAGGAATGTTTAAGTCATTCACTGACATGATTACCGGGAATAAGTCAGATGATTCATCGACAGTACAATCAACCAGCAATGAGTTGTCAGATGTGGCAAGTAATGCTGATGAAGCCACAAGTGGAATGAATGGATTAACTGATTCAACAAAGAAAGCAGCAAAAGCGGCAAGAGGACTTGCAGGATTTGATGAATTAAATGTATTACAGCAAAATGACAGTGATTCGGGAACGTCAGGATCAGGTTCTGGAACTGCTTCAGCTTCAGGAGCAAGTGCAGTCAAGGACATTACTCCAAATGTTGATGCAGGCAATGGAGCACTGGGAACAATGAACAAGTGGCTTGATAAGATTTTTGGTAAATTTCAGAAATTAGCAGGATTGTTCAAGACAGGTTTTACACTGGGATTTAAAAGCAAAGGTTTAGATGTCATAAAAAATGCTCTCATAAACATAGGAAAGAACATCAAGGAAATTTTTACAGACAAAAAAGTGTTGGATGCAGCAAGTAATTGGGCAGACAGCATAGCATTAAGTCGTGGGAAAATAGTGGGCTCAATAGCAAGCATTGGAGTGAGTATTGCAACAATGCTGATTGGCGGCATTGATAAGTTTTTCGAACAGAACAAGGATTATTTGAAAGACAAAATAGTTGAGATGTTAAATATATCAGCAGAAAGAGCAGAAATATTTGCAAACTTTTGCGCAGCATTGGCAGACATATTTACAGTGTTTGAAAGTGATGATGCACAGCAAATTGTGGCTGATGTATTGGCTATTTTTACAACTGTACAACTTGAATTATATGTTTTATGCCAGAAAATCGGACGTGACATTATGCAGGCAATTACAACACCGATTGTTGAAAATACGGATACAATTAAAACAGCTTTAATGAACACAATCAAACCAATAGAAACAGCTGTTAGTGGAATAAAGACATTTGTTCAGGAAGTCTTTACAAACATTAATTCAATGTATGATCAGTACATAAAGCCGGCATTTGACAATATAGGAAGTGGCTTATCCACAATATTTGATTATGTTCTTGATGGATATAATTCATTTCTGGCACCGGTATTTTCAAGAATTGCCAGTGAATTAAGCAGTTTGTTGAACACCTATATTAGTCCAATGTTTAATAGCATATTTGGATTCATTGGAAGAGTTATTGATGTTGCAGGAAAATTGTTCAATTTCTTATCTCCAATAATCGGCTGGTTCATCGAAAAGGCAATGCCACAAATAGCCTTTACCATAGAAACAACATGGAACAAGATACAGGGTATTATAAGCGTAATCAGCGTTGTTATTACAACCTTAATGAATGTCATTAATGGTTTAATTGATTTTGTGGTGGGTGTGTTTACAGGAGATTGGAAAAAGGCATGGAACGGAATCAAAAACGTGTTTAAGAGTGTGTTTGATGGAATAAAAAGCATAATCAATATAGCTATGGACTTTGTAAAGAATACAATAGTGGCAATTTGCAGTAAGGTTGCATCATATATAAAAGTTGTAGTAAATGGAATATATACAGTTATGACAACAGGGTGGACAGCAATTAAAAATGTGTTCTCAGGTGTAATAGGATTCTTTAAGGGAGTTTTTAGTGGTGCTTGGAATGCGATTAAATAGTGATAGGTAACGAACACCGTCAACTTAATGTTACGGGTCGTTTTCCCCC